TGCAAGGTAGTTAGATCTGTGGTCTGCATCGTCATATGAAACATCACCATCCTTTTCCTCGTAGATCTGACCTAATGCGCTATTGGCAATCTGGTCAGCCAATGTCTGAGACTTAGCAGAAGCGTTAGCTGCTAGAGCAATCATCGTGTAGAAGCCTGAATCAATCGTGCCGATGTAGGACTCTGCATCTGCCCAAGTAACAGTAGGCGGATAGGTATCCCATGTAACAGTCGGTGTGACCTCTGCCCATGTCAAGTTTAGCGCACCGCCTAGAATCTCTGCGATCTGTGCGCCATCTAAGCCTTCTGCCAATGCCGTGTTATATACAGCCTTTGTGAGCTTTGCTAGTGAGCCAATGCCGAGAATCGTGCCAGTAGTAATGAAGCCTGATTCCTCTGGGCTTCTAACACCGATGTTAAAGTCTGATACTTCTCCACCGAATACAGTTACATATGTGCCCGATGAGTTCTTCAGCTCTAAAAGAATTGGCTCTGTGACATTGATGGTAAAAGGTGTGTTATCTGTGTTGACGATAGTTACTTGGCAGTAACCTGCTGTAGGTTGTCTGTCGATGTCTAAGCGACCAGAAGCATAGGAAACAGAGGTGACAGTCGTATAGACATCATCACCTACTGTTACTCGCCATTCTGGTAGCCATGTCATGGGGTAACGAATGTACCTCTCAGAGTGCCACGCTGTACTGCATCGACAAGTACCTGATCGATAGCTTCAGCAATAGCGTTTGGATCTCCTATGCCTGTGTTAACAGTAATGTTGATAGGTGTGCTGGATGAACCAGTATTACCTGCTGCGAACATGGCTTGTAGAGGTGAGCCTTCGTAGAGGTAATCTCCAGCGCGATCTAAGTAATTTAATTCAGGCGTAGTAAAGGCTCTAGGTGCTCTAACGCCACCTGCGCCAGAGATAGGTCTCAAGCTGCTAGGCATAGAAGTATCACCTAAAGATGTTGCACCGCCACCGCCACCGAGAGCGATCTGCTTTAACAGAGCCAAGGCTTCTTTTAGGTTATCCAGGTTGATCAGATCCTTTGGCTTCAGAGTGTCAAGGATTGATTTAATGGTTACTAGTTTGGCATCTTGCCCAGTCAAAGCAGCTAGGATGCCAAGGTCTGCATTAAGTTTGGATGTGGCAGCCTTGATCGCTGCTTCATCTTTAGAAGCCATAGCATCCTCAAGGGCAAGGATTGACTTCTTAACATTTAGGCGAGCAGTATCGTTGGCAATCTGTAGCAACTGTGTCCCATCGGTTGCTTTGCCTAATTGCTCGGCTTGATTCTTAAGAGCTGCTGCGTTTTGGATCTTCTCGATGTCAAAGACTTCTTCACCCTTTAACAGGGCAAGTTCGCCTTTAGCAACAAGGGCTTTTGCTTTGTCTGTGGCTAATTGCTTATTCTTGAGAGACAGTCTTTCGCGCTCGCGCTTTAATGAATCCTTCTCAAGTTTTGCTAATAGTTCTTGCTGTCTTTTTTCAGTGAGTGTTACTTTGGCTTCTGCCTTTTTTACTGGCGGTATGACATTGACACCGATTTGAGCACCTGCGAAACCTTGGAAGATCTCCTTAGGCAGTTTCTTTAGATTCTGAATAAGAGTTGGAATTACGCCAATCGTGCGACCAGTCTGCGCTGTGACCTTAGCTAGGGCGGTTGCAATGTTTTCGATTACATAAGCGGCATCTTTGGCTTCTGTGCCACCGCCGATGGCAGCAAAGGCATCTACTAAACCGCCACCGATTATCTCTGATGCGTTGCCTGTGGCAATAGTTAAAGTATCCAATGAGTATGCAGTTGAGCCAAGATAATCTTCTGCTGCTCCTGCTGATCTCTTGAGGATAACTCCAAGGATCTCATTAAATGACTTTGATTGGAGTTCTGCCCTTGTTAAACCTGTATTGTATTTAATCAGACCTCTGGTAACTCCAACATAACCTTTAGCCAGATCCTCTGTAACTGTTGCTAGGTCAATGCCAGATGCGCGACTGATAGTAATTGCATCGTTGAGAAGCTTCTGAGATTGGACTAACGAACCAACAGTGGTCAATAGACCCTGAAAGGCAGGACGCAAGATGTCATCGGCGATCGCTGCGGACTTTTCTAGTTTGCCAATGTAGTCAGCGATAGCAGGATTGGCAAAGCCTATGCCTAGATTCTCAACTGCTCGGCTTAGTCTGTTGGCTGCTGCTTCATCAGCTGCAAAAGCCTTAACAGATGCTTTGGCATAAGCAACAACAGCCTTCGTGCTGTAAGCAATACCTACTGCGCCTGCTAATTTCTTAACACTCTTAGTAAGTCTTTCTGTCGATGTTTCGGCTTGCTTAAACGCTGGCTTGCCTACAAACTCCGCTGCAATGTCAATAATTACATTAGCCATGATTAGCCTCTCACCGTTGCGCGTTTGTTAAGTTTGTTGGCTGCAGTTGCAATGGCTTTAAGTACGCCTTCTCTGGCTTTGCCATTGTTCTCGTCATAGGCACGATATAGGACACGACCTTGCATGCGACCTTTACCCTTGAGAGGTGCTCGGAACTTGCCATCTTGATTAATGACGAATTGACTTTGAGGGCTTAGTTTGCCCATTCGTTCGTAGATTGATCCAGCTCTGCTCTTATTAAAAACTTGAGCAAGGGATCTAAAACCTCTGGAGTTACGCTTTGATGGTGTGGTCTTAAAGCCAATCTTTGACCTAGCTTCAGAAGGATTAAAGGTAGGAAATGTTGCTTCCGACATCTGACGGGGCAACCATCCGCTTAAGATTTCTCCGCGATCTGGAATGTAACCTTTGGCTGATTGGCTAATAGGTCTAATCGCTGTCTTAATCTCTTGACCAGTTTCCTTAGCAAGATCAGGAGTGAACTTACGGAGAGCCTTGCGAAGCTCAACGGCGCCCTTTACGCTTGCTGGCATCGCTCACCTCTTTCGCTTCATCCTTAAGCCCCTGCACTAATGCATCGAGCATGGTTTTATCTAGATCTAATAACTGCTGTGGCGAGATCCCTAACCTAATGCTCAAGCGAGCGATTAAGTAGGTGAACGGGAGATCTCGCTTTAAGCTAAAGGGTCTGAATCAAGCACCTCGACACTTTTAAGTGTCTCGATGAAATCCATGCCGAAAGGCTTAACAGTTTCACCTGACCTGCGTGTTACTTCCCATGCTAACCAATAGACATCGCTCTGTTTTTCTTCATCGCGAAACGCCTTATGGAAGCCCTTTTTAGCGTACTGCTCAAATGAGTACTCCACTGCTGGAGTGATCTCGCCTTCTAGTACGCTTCCATCTGTACGAACTATCTTTAGTTTTGCCATGGTTTGCCCCTTTGTTTAGTTTCTTAGAATGTGCCAGTTGTGGCTACTGCAACTGTTGAGTTAGCAGTAAATGTGATTGACTGTGTGCCAATGTCACCAACAGCACCATTGATGTCTGTTGTGTTGTTTACTAGCAATGAAACAGTGTATAGAGGGTTAGTCGCTGAGACTGCTGTTCCCTTTGTCTGTAGGAATACGGCTGTAACTGTTGTACCCCATGCAGCTTGTAGTGTTGCCAATACATTGGCTGCTGCTGTGTCATTAAGGAAGTCGATTGTTACAGATGATGATTCCAAGCCCTTAACGAACTTATGTGAAGAATCACCCATTGCGGTGACTTCGAGTTCATCGAATGCGCGGTTGATTGTTACTGATGTGACATGGTCTGAAAGATCAACGGAGTTAATCTTCACACCGACCAAGTTATTTAGAAATACAGCCATGAGATTATTCCTCGTCCTTCTTAGTAGTTGCTGGCTTTGATACTGCTGGTGCTACCTGCCCGATCTTGATCAGGAAGGCTTCGTTCTCTTTTTCCCACTCGGACATATTAACTCCAACTCGTAAGGATTGATACGGACATCTCGCAGCTGAGTAGGTCACCCGATGCAGCGTTGAGAATACTAGGTGCGCTGATTGCGCTTACATTATAGACGAGAGATGATGCAGCGAGCTTAGCGAACACGCTACAAACAGTATCTTCGATCCCGTTAAGGTTTCCTTCATTGTCAAACAATGGAACAGTCATAACAATCTTAAAGTTAGCCATAGGGCTGATTGTGATGTGCTGGTTATTGCTAGGTGTTAAATAAGGATCATCTGGAGACACGATTACAGAATTAGCCAGGACGGTGGCAGGTGGAAAAGCAAAGGTCTGCCACTTAGCGTTATCGACTAAAGCCGTTGCTAGTGTCGTTCTAAGAGTAGTGATAGCAACTGGCATTATCCCACCATCGAGCGTGGGTCTAGTGCATGTGCGATTAATCCTCGCACCTTAGCGAGAAGCTGTGCGCTCATTCGGTAAGGGCTTGGCTGGAAATCGACAGCGTTACTGCCTGAAAGGGTGGCTGTACGCGCTTGCCAGATTTCTACAGATATCATTAAAGCTGCTTGCTGAACTGCTGTGTCTGTTGTCCAGTCTGTGTAAGTCTCAGCCGATACTGTGCCAAAAGGTTCAATAGGATGCTTAGGCTGTTCGACTGTGTGAGTCGTGGTTACTGAAATTGAGTAAGCACCAACTGCTGTAATTGTTTTAGATCCATTGTACTTAGTGCCTGAATTGGCAATAGTTACAGTCTGTCCTACATAAAAAATATCTGTTACTGGAATGTCAAAATATAAAGTTCCTGTACCCACAACATTGCTGTGTGCTACCGCAAACCACTTAGGAGCCCAAAGCATAGGAAGAAGAACTGCATCAGATGCGTCACACACTTCCTGAAGGGTTGCATCTGGGTACAATGTGCCTACGCCTAATGTTGAGCGTAACTCTGCGACTGTTGTAAGTGCCATTGCAATCCTTTCTAAAGACTCTAGAGGGTCAGAGGGCTACTGACCCCCTAGAGCGTACTTAGTGGGCTTTAATTAAGCCTTGTTGTTCTTAAACGCACCAGCTCCGACCTTAGTCGCGATTGCGCCAAAGCCGTAGTAGCCGATAGTTACTGAACCTGCTGCAGTTGATTCTGCGCGTAGGCGGTATGTTGGTGACTCGTACCATGTGTACGCATCTGGGTTAACAACGAGGATTGTTCCATCGCCATCGCCAGCGTTTGTTGGATCTACATAGAGGTTAAGTCCTGCAACATTACCTGTTAGTGATGTTGGTGCTACTTGACCGCCTGCGTTCATTGGCTGTGAAGCTGTGTAGATTGGACGGCCTGCATCGTTTAGAGACATGATATTAGACCATTGTCCCGTTGATACGACCATGTTGCGCGCGAATGGGTTAGGTAGTCCTGCAGTTGCTGCATAAACTGATGCTGAACCGCGAGCGACAATACCTAGCAACTCTGCTGCTGTTGGGTATGTAACTGTTGTTGTTGCATCTGCTGTTGCACCTGCGATCAACGCTGCGTTTACTGCTGCGTTTGTTGTCTTTGCGTAAGCTGCTGCCATGTTGCGCACTAGCTCATCAAAGAATGCTGGAGATGTACGATCTAGAAGTTCTACAGAGAATGTCTGCTGTCCTGCGTACTTCTTGACTGATACTGATAGGAATGCTGCATTCTGATCTGTGTCTGTAAATGCTGCGTTTTCTGCAACTTCGCCAACGGCAGGCATTTGGGTGATTTTTGGAATCTCGAATGTCATACCTGCATCTGGCAATACTCCACGAGAGATTGCATCGATTGATGGACGGATTGTTGTTCCGAGTGGGTTGATGATTTCTGACAGTTGGCGTGTTGGAACAAGTCCTGCGTTATCTGTTGTGTCATCTGCTGCTAGTAGGTATTGACGAGCTGACTCATCGCCTAGTGCTGCACGGATTGTGTTTTCTGCATACTTAGCTGCTGTTACTTCGATGCGTGGCTTTGTGAAGTATGCTGCTGAAACAGTTGGACGAGCAGCTTCTACCGCTGGCGCATCAACTGGTGTTGCTTCGACTGCTGGAGTGGTTTGTTCCACGGTGGCTGTCTCGCTTTCTGTTGGTTGGGTTGATTCTTCTGCATCAGATTCTTCTGCTGCAATATCAGTAACTTGAGCAGACTTAAATGCTGGCTCTGTTACTAAACTTACTTCGACCAAGCGAGCAGCGGATACATAAGTCACGCCGTCCTTGATCTTTGACTTGAGGACTTCTGCCCCGATTGATAGACCGCTCTGTAATCCTTCTTCTGCAAGGATAAGAGCTTCGGTACCGCGTTGCGAGCGACTGATAGAAAATACAGCATCGATAGAATTCTCTGACTCGCTGAAGGAAACCATGCGACCTAAAGGTTTCTTAGCATCGTGCTGACTTAGTAATTTTATGGCTTTAGGGTCTGCAATATCGATAGAT